AGAAAGCGAAAGCTTCCCGAATTCATCCTTAGTTCGTTGAAGTGGCTCGCAAATACCCAAAATCTTGGGTATAAGGATACCACTCTTGTATTAGGGGTTGCAACTAAAATCCTTACAATTCTTAACACACGCGGTAAAACCGAATGTATCAAGTATTGTAAAGACCTCCGTTTAAAATTTGCTAAGGTCGTCCTTTCGGTCGATCCTGTGACTTTTAAACGAGGAGATCAGTCATGATTACCTAAGACTTTAGTCCCTATTATTTCTCATATAGAGAGTTTTAGAAGTTACCCTTTTATAAGGCTAATCTTCTCTGCTCTTTATATTACGAGAATAATCAGGGTTGATAATGAAATATCTCTAGCAACTATTGAGAAAGAGCCCGGTTTCACCGGTAACCCCTCATCATTAGATGAAGACATATTTCAATTTCTTAAAGAATTAGGAGTGAATACTACAACCATTGGGAGAGTCCCTAGAGCTTTACGCTTTAAGGACTTTCACATGAGCTCGAAGAGCGGTCCTAACGGACATGCCCTTTGAACTTCATACATGGACATAATGTCTCTTACTCCTAAACAGTGGGACGCTATTAAAGCTACCGCTGGTGAGAAGTTAGTTGACCTTATGAGTAGGTTTTCCTCTTTGTATCTTAGGATCCCGCTCTTCTTTGATTCTCGGGCTACCCGCAAGGGTAGTCTAGTTTCTCGAAGACTAGCCAAGATCCAAGATAAAGAAGGGAAAATACGAGAGGTCGCTATAGGAGATTATTATACTCAGGCAGCTTTGCTACCTTTGCATAATTATCTATCTAAAGTTCTCTCAAGAATTCGACAAGACTGTACATCAGATCAAACCAAATTATTCTATACATTGGAAAATTCTATTGGAAGTTCTTATCATAGTATCGACCTTAAGGCCTTTACTGATAGGTTTCCAATTGTAATAAACCAACGTATACTATCTATTTGGTTCGGTTCAGAGTATGCTGATTCATGAAAAGAATTAATGGTCGGTTCTCCCTATTTTTACAAGGGTTACCCTGCCTATTATAGGACGGGTAACCCTATGGG